CTTGGACATTGGGAGCTAACAGAACTGCAACTGATAATTTAACTACTGGTCAATCTATGCTTCTTATAATTACTGCAAGTGGTTCTAATTATACTTTAACTTGGCCTACTATGAAATGGCGAGGTGGTTCTGCTCCTACTTTAGGCGGATCTAATCCTACAGCAATAGAGTTATTCAAAGTTGGCAGTCAATTATATGGAGCAACAGTTGGAGACTTATCATGAGATCGCACAGACTTCGTGCTGCTGCTGGTAATGTTTCTAGTTTTCCTGATGGAATTATTACAACTAATCTAAAACAGCATATTGATTTTGGAAATACAAGTTGTTACAACTCAAGCGTAAGTACAACTGCTGTCACAGATTTATCTGGAAATAGTAGTAATTGCGTTATTTCTCAAACTACACATTTATCATTTAGCTCTTCTGACGGTGGTCATGTAATTTTAGATCCATCAGCTACAAGTAATTTACCAATTCTTTATCAAAGTACAGATATCTGGGATAATTTAGGTACTGGAGATTTTACATTAGAATTTTGGTTTAATTTATATGGAAAAGCACAGACACATATGTTATATAGAGACAATTATTCTGGAGAATTTCTACACGTTTTTATTGAGCAAGGTAGATTTGCAGTAGCTACAGGATTTACAGGTGCTTTTATATATGAAGATTCATCTACAAAATCGTTTACAAGCAATAATAGTTATAGTGGTTGGAAACAGATGGTCATTTCAAGATCTGGAACTGCTTTAAAATTTTATAAAAATGGCTCATTAATGAATAATATTAATCAATCTGCTACAGCAGACACAGATTATACTAATAACAGTTTTTCCTCTCCTAGTTATAGTGCTGCTATATGGACTCTAGTAAATTTTGCATCGTATCATTTTTTGGGAAAGTTTGCTATTTTTCGCTTTTATCGAGGTAAAGGTTTATCAGCAGCAGAAGTAGCACATAATTACAATACTGAAAAAGCTCGTTTTGGGCTTTCGTAGCTAAACTATTAACATGAACTATGCAATCATTGATGGTACTACAGTAAAAAACACTGGTACGATTCAAGAATTATTTCCTAATACAAGTTTTAGTATTAATGGTCCAAATACAGATTTTTTAAATGCTAATAATGTGGTTGAACTTGTTGAAAATCTAAGTTACACAGCACCAACACAAAAAATAACAACTGTAGAGCCATATCTTGAAAATGGAAAAGTATATACTGTAAAAGTAGAATCTACAACTACTGAAGAACAAACAATACTAAAGAATAATCAATGGCAAAATGTCAGACAAGAGAGAAATATGTTACTTAAAGAAACAGATTGGAGAGCTAGTTCTGATTTGACATTATCTGATGATTGGAAGAATTACAGACAGGCTTTACGTGATGTACCAACACAGTCAGATCCATATAACATTGCATGGCCTACAGAACCTAGTTAAAATAAAAACAAAAATTTATGGCTCGTAAAACAACAGAAGAACTAAAACAAGAATTGGAAACTTTACAGAAAAATTACGAAGAAGCTGTACAAGTACAAAAAAATATTCAAAATAGAGCATTAGCTATTAATGCAATATTGGAAGACAGAGCCGAAGCAGAGAAAGAAAGCCAGTTTGAAACTTGTACACCTAAGCTTGAAAAAGCTCTAGAATCAACTAGCATATAACTTTAATTTTTAAAAAATTATGCTAAAAAAAGTTTTAACACTATCTGCTGCATCTGTAGCACTTAGCGTTCCAGCTTATGCAGGTTTCTACCTAAATCCTGAGTTTAACCAAACTAACGTAGGTTCAGATTGGGGCGGTAACACAATAGATCTTCACATTGGTTACGAGAACACTGTTGGAGAGAATGGATCGTTCTACCTACAAGGTGGTCCTAGTTTCATCAATCCTTCTGTAGGAGATTCTGACACTAAGCTTTCTGGTAAAGTTGGTGGTGGATATGATCTAAGCGATAAGTTAAATGCTTATGGTGAGTTCGCTGTTGTTACAGATGACGTGAATACCTATGGTACGAAGCTTGGTTTAAAATATTCGTTCTAAGAATGTAACTTAATATGAAGAGAGGTGTGCTTACACACACTGTAGTTATGACTAACATATAAATAACTACGAATACACCTCTTATCATTTTTTATGTTAAATAAGATTTCTTCTATCCTTTCCATCGTATCGTTTGTAATTAGTATTTCAACTCTTGGTGGGGCCTATGCAGGTTATCGTTACATAACCAGTCCAAATTTTGAAAAGATGATGATGGAGAAAGTTATGGGTAAAGTACAAGGACTTATGCCAAAAGCTTTAGATAAAGCAATGCCTAGCAGTACTGGTATATCAATACCTTTTAGTAAATGAACTGTTGGCACTGTAATACAGAATTAATCTGGGGCGGAGATCAAAGTGTTGATGAAAACTGTCTTCCACATTTACAGGATCAATATACGATGGTGACAAACCTTTCCTGTCCTAAATGTCATACAGATGTAGAGGTTTATTTACCAACCTATGCCCACGATTAAAGTACCGAAGATAACAATACCAACTGTTGATATTCCTTCTGTTCCTTTTGTCACTGAATTTGTTTTAACAGGTGTACAACCTGCCTGTGATTTAGTTGATAGAGATCTGAAGATAACACAGAATCCAACTATAGTTTTTTATAACCGAAAGCAATATGCAACCTGCCCTCAAGGACCGATAACTGCCACTGCACCTGTTGAAGAGGAGAAAACCACTGCACCAAAGGCAGAAAGACAAAGAATTAGATCTATTGTTTATGATCCACAAGACACGATTGAAACAGAAAGCTCATCGCAATATTCATCAGGCGTAAAACTGAAAGGTGCATTTATGCCACCTAAAAAAGAAGAGAAGGCAGAAGAGTTTTATCCGTTATGTCCACCTAAAAACGCACCATATAGAAAGGGAGATTGGCGAAATGAGCTAAGGTTGGAGCGTTTGTTAAAATATGAGCGTGGATTATTGGACGGATCTTGCAATGCGGTATGGGAAGAAGTCCCTTGGGTCGATCAATTTATCCCAAGTGCTAGTGTTACTGTGTCTACTGCTCTTATTGCAGGTGTGGCTGCAACTGTTCCTCTCCTTCTTGCGGTTGTAAAGCCATTGACTAAGCAAGTTATAAAACGTGTTGCTAATCTATTCAAGGGCAAGAAAAACAAGGTTCGTTGACTTGCCCATAATTTTGTATATAATAAAGAACACAACTGTTTCATGGGTCGCTCCATGATGAGAAGACGTTAGGATTAAAAACCCTAGTCAACAGTTGTTGTTTATTCTGTCATTAATACCTTTGCGGGTATTTGAGAAAAGACTGGGTTAGTAACTTTGTTATTGATTGCTTGATGACGGAATACTTATTTCGGGTCATGTCATAGCGACTGTGAGCCATTTGTTATCAATAAATTAATTTTTATCGGGTAACATCTTATTCACGTCTGCGATAATCAGTCAATTAATTTTGACTCCGCTGGGCTTGCGGTTAATTAAGTCACAGATCAATAGATCTGACGTTGAGTGACACTGGCAATAGACGTTTAAAGGTTAATTCCTTGTCGCCCGATTTAATTTTAAGCATCGCAACCTGAAAGCCCCCACTGGAAAAAGTGGACGTGAAGCCCAGGACCGATGCTTATTTTTTTGTCTTTATTTCGTGTGTGTGAGGTAATATCTGGTCTGGAATAGTAGTAAGAACAATATTTCTACAAGATATAGCATCATCTCCTACAAACTTAATACCCTCCCTTAACATAGCTCCACAAACTTTGGCACGATTCAGATTAACCTCTAGACGCTTTGCTTCTAACATAAACTCTTGTGTCTTTCTGTAAGCTTGTGCAGCCTTTAAGCATTCATTGTTAAATCTTTTACCTAATGGAACCTGTAAACTTATAGTCGCTCCATAAGACAAGTTATGGTTTGTCTGATCTATTCTTTCCTGTTCTGCGACATATAGAATACTCCCTGGATTAAGCAACTGGCCTGTATCGCTGTCCGTTGCAGTGTCATATATATTGGTTCGTGATGTAGTAATTCTTGGAGTGTTATACCCTTCTCCCTTAGTAACAAAAGGAGTGAAAGCCAATGTTGGTAACTGACATTGTATTCCGTTTGAAAATCTATGAGTTGGGAAATTACCTTGAATCGTCTGAAATCCTTGATTTACAACCGTTCCTTGACTTGAAGAGCTAGGGCTACTAATCGTAGTGTTTGCATATACAGGTGTAGAACATAATAAGGCTACTGAAATAGCGTTACAGAGTCTTGCACAGTTTCTATAGTTTGATTTCTTGTAATGATCGACACTGCGTCCAACCCTGGAGCTAAAAAGTTTTCCATTATTGAAAAGTCTGAAGATCCTGGAATCATCTCCCACTGAGGTTTGGTAGGTAGATCTGGTGTTACCCATTGAAAGCTAACCTTTCCTGTGTTTTGACTTGTAGTATATGTGGCATCAGGTGATATGACAGTGCCTTCCTTAACACGGATGTTTGTTCCAGAAACACTGTAGCTATAACCTGTCCTATAGTTTTCAGTAACAATAGTTTCATTAATAGTAGAAACACTTTTGCTTGTAGATTGCATCTGATTCGCACTGAACCTAGGAGTGGTAGCCTGTGCATATGAACTATGAAAAGCTATAAACAAAAGCAACAACCATCTCATTAATCCAAGCCAAGAGTGATTGTTGATTGGAGCGTTGCAGTTGTACCAGCACCCATATCAGATAGGTTTACAGTTAATGCTTGCCCACTATCCAATGTGATAGCAACAGAACCAGGATCACCTCCTGCGACTACTGTGTTCTTGCCTAACAATGGTAAGGATGGAACTGCTCCATTAGTAACTGTGGCAGATAACAGGCTTGGAACACTATCAGCTTGGATATAAGATTCTGATACAGAGAAAGCATCACCAGCAGTAGTTATTGAAAACGAAGTGTCTGCTGAAACTACTGGAACACCATTAGATATTCCATTGCTACTAAGATTTAGAGATCCTATTCCACCTGCTGTGCCGTCATTTGGTGTTACATTCGTGCCAGCTACACTGATTGAGGCTGCAATACGCTCGCTTGTGGCTGAAGCAGCAACAGTAGATACGCTGGCCACTGATTGGATAGAATGAGTGATGTCTGCAAAACTAACTGTTGGAAATGCTAGTAAAATCAAAGGTAAGAATTTTTTCATAAATTAAGCTTTAGGTTTTTTGTCAACAATTTCAACTCCCTCGATACGAAGGGGTGTTTCCACTCTTATTATTGAATAATTACCTTGTTGTGTAGCAAGCAACTGTTCCACCTCTTTTTTACTCATAGGTTTATCAGCAGACTTGAAGGTACCATCACCTCTCTTTTTAGCTGCCTCAACTCCATAGAGCGATAAAGTTCCAGTAAAAACGCTGGCGATAAAAGTTGGATCTATCTTATTTTGTTGCCAACCAGGTATTGTTATGTAATTAAGGGTGAGAATAAAACCACTCCAAATTAAAACACCAAGTCTTACAAAGTTAGTAAAGATAGCAATTTGCTCTTCTTTATCCTCAATGTTTTCCTTGATTTTTTGTAGTGGGTTTTTTGTGTCCTTTTTTTCTTCCATGTTAGATAACTAGCCCTTTGTGTGAGGAGATAGCGTTGAAGCTACAGGCTAGTTATGGCAAATCTAGCAAATATTGTTATGTTTGGAAAGGATGACATAAGGAAATGGACACTGACAAACTATTCAATATAGATTTTGAAAAACCTACACCAGAACTGGAATTGTCAGTTGAGATGCGTTGCAGAGAAATAATGAATAATAAAAATACTGAAGAATTACAAAGATACTGCACAAATCTGATACGTCATCAAATGCGTCAGGACGTATTTCTTACAGGTATGTTGGGTCGGCTTTCAGAGCTTGAAGCTTTACTTGCACTTCATGAAATGAAGAAAGAAATGAAAAAGATGAAAAAACCTTTATGGAAAAGACTTAAGACTATGTTGGGCATGCTCAGATGATCTTCCATCTTCCCAGAAAACTTTGTAGTAATACTGAGGAACTCCTAATTTATTCTTTCTTGTAAAAGCTTCTGTAATCTTGCCAGTATATTGTGCATATTTACTGGCTGAATAACCAACTGTTGTGTTTCTTTTAACAACCTGATTAAGTTCAAATTTTTGTCCTACTGGTGTTTTCATTCGAGTGATTCTTCGTATTCTTTAATTTCTTTTATGGTGAAATCTTTCACCTGTAGTTTAGGGATCTTATTGATTTCATAGTTATGCTTAACAATAGCAGTCCTTATATGATCATTGATCCAATCCCCATCATTAACTGTAAGGTCTGCTCTTGAATCACTGGTGATATGAACTCTATGCTCTACACCACGAAGTTCAACATCAAGCAATAACTTAAGTAGTCCTTTTCTTCTTATTTCTTGAAGGCAAGCTAGTTTATTATAGGAAGGAGTGTCTTTTCTTTTCATAAAAAAAAAGGTGCAAGCTAATAGCGTACACCAAAAATAAATTAAAACAAGCCCTGTGTGTTAGGTGCATTTTCTATCTTTTGAGGATTAATTTGACCATATTGTCCATAGTCTCCTTCTAAAACTTTGCCATTAAGGTATACTCCGGTTGTTTTTAGAG